AATAATATCTCTACGTTTGATGAAAACAGCAAGCCAGCGCGACTGGTTAATCAACGGTATGATTCAGTGCGCGATATGGTGTTTCGACAGCATCCTTGGAATTGTCTAGTAAGACGCGCAGAGCTACCACAAGAGTCCACCACGCCAGATTTTGGCTATGCTTTTCAATATACTTTACCAACTGATCCGTTCTGTTTGCGTGTGCTAGAGTTTTCTAACGGCACGTTGACGTTTCCGTATGACGATATGACCTCTAACTCCGGCCAACCAGCTTTTGTCATTGAGGATCGTAAACTGGTTACGGATGAAGCAGTAGCAAAAATAAGATACATAGGGCGTGTTACGGATCCGCAAAAATATGATGCTGGTTTAATCGAAACGTTAGCAGCAGCTCTAGCGTTTGAGCTGGCTTATGCAATTACTGGATCAAACACAGTTAAGCAGATTATGGCAGCAGAATATTCTGATAAACTAAGAAATGCTAAGTTTGTTGATGCCACAGAAGGTGCGCCTCAAAAAATCGAAGCAAGTGATTTTCTACAAGCGAGAATGTAAATGGCGCGATCTGCACCAGCTTTATCAACCTTTACAGCTGGAGAAATATCTCCACGCTTAGAGGGTCGTGTTACAATCGAAAAATACCGGGAAGGGCTCGCTAATCTAACGAATATGATTGTCCAACCTCATGGCGGTGTAACAAGGCGCCCAGGCACAGAGTTTTTAGGTGAGGTTAAAGCCAGCGCAAATGTAACAAGGCTCATACCGTTTGAGTTTAAAACTGCTGATACATATGCGTTAGAGTTCGGAAATCAATACATGCGGATCTATCGTAACGGTCTGCAAATCTTAGTTGGCAGTGCTAAATCAATAACAGCAATTTCCAAAGCAAATCCTGGTGTGTTTACGGCAAATAGTCACGGCTATAGCAACGGAGATGAGATAGCGCTGGTTAATACTGGCGGTGGTATGACAGAGTTACAATCGCGTAACTATCGTGTGGCTAACGCTACAACAAATACTTTTACGCTGACTGATTTGTTTGATGTTGCTTTAAATACAACAGATTTTAGCACGTACAGCGGATCTGGTGTTGTGGTTGATGAGATATACGAAGTAACGACACCGTACACATCCGCGCAGATTAACGATGTAAGGTTTGCTCAGTCAGCTGATGTGATGTACTTAGTGCATCCATCTCATGCAGTAAGAAAACTTTCTAGATCTGATCACAATAACTGGTCGTTTGCAACGCCAAGCTTTACTGAAAACACAGTACCAAGTCTAACTGGTACAGATAATCATCCTAGTGTTGTAACATTTTTTGAACAGCGCTTAGTTTTTGCAGCAACAAACAATAACCCACAAACGTTGTTCTTTAGCAAAAACGCACAATACGAAAACTTTACAACAGGCACTAATGATAATGATGCGCTTATCTACACAATCGCATCCAACAAGGTAAATGCTATCAGGTATTTGTCTGCTACTAGGATCCTCAATATTGGTACGTCTGGTGGCGAATACGTGCTAACGACAACGAACGGCAGCCCAATTACGCCAACGTCTACGGTTATTCGTAAGTACAGCAACTACGGATGCGTAAGTGCAGAAGTTGTCCAGGTGGCAGATGTTACGCTCTTTGCCCAGCGCGGAGCGCGCAAAGTACGCGAGTTTAGATATGTCGGTGAGGTAGACGTAGGCGGTTACACAGCGCCGGACATAACAGTATTAGCTGAGCATTTGACCGAAGGTGGCATAAAAGAGTTTGCGTTTCAGCAAGAGCCTGAGAGCATTGTATGGGCTCGTAGAGCGGATGGTACATTACTTGGGCTTACGTACAGACGCGAAGAAGAAATAGTAGCCTGGCACAAGCATGTTTTGGGTGGTGCGTTTAGTGGCGGTCAAGCAAGAGTAGAGAGTATTATTACACTGCCTACCGATAGCGGTGAAGATGAGCTCTACATGATTGTCAAACGAACGATAAACGGACAGACAAAGCAGTATGTCGAAGTGATGAAAACATTTGACTTTGGCAACGATACAACTGGTGCATTTTTTGTAGACAGTGGGCTGTCATACTCTGGGAGCTCTGTAGAAGCTCTCTCAGGGCTCTTTCACTTAGAGGGGCAGACAGTTAGTGTTTTAGGTAATGGTGCAACCCACGTTGATCAGACGGTGTCTCAAGGTGGTATAAATTTAAACTTTGGTATTACAACAGGCGCTGTAGGACTGTCATACACAAGCGAGATGCAAACGCTACGCATTGAGGCTGGATCTAGCGATGGCACAAGCCAGGGCAAACCAAAACGCATACACGATGTAACACTGCGTTTGCATGAAACGGTGGGTGCAGAGGTTGGTACAGACGCGGCCAATGCAGATAGAATATTTTTTAGAGATAGCAGCATGGATATGAACTCAGCTGTGCCGCTTTTTACTGGGGATAAAGATATAGAATTTCCTGGTGGTTTTGAGGAAGGTGACCGCATTTATGTGCGCCAGACACAGCCACTACCAATCACAATACTTGCGCTTTATCCGCGCATGAACACATACGATGTATGATAGGTAATATATGTTTTTTGAATTAGCGACATTAGCATTAGGAATAAAATCTGCTTCATCACAAAGACGTGCTAGCCGTAACGCTGCTGCGGCAGCGCAGAGAGTTGGTGAGTTTAACGCGCAGCTTATCGAGCGTGACGTAGATCTATTAGAAAAACAGCGAGAAATTATTAATCGTAATGCTGTGCTGCAAGAACGTGTAGATCGTTTTCGTTTTGCGGAGGCGCAAGGCAGTGTCGTGGCAAACTACTCAGCAAGTGGCATTGATATTTCTAGAGGCACACCGATGCGTGTTCTCCGGCAAAACGCTAGAGAGTTTGAATATGATATGGCTGTGGCTGAGTTTAACAACGCAGTTACAAATATGCAGATTAATGACCAGCAAGAAAACGCAAGACTAAATGCGGAACTTTCTCGCATGGAAGGTGGCGCATCAGCTGCTAGTTTAAGAGCGCAAGGTACAGCCAACGCAATTGCAACGTTAGGGCAGACAGCGCGGTTTGCTGCTTCTAGTGGTTTTGGAAATTTTGGATCAGGCACTGGCACACTTGGTTTGCCAGCACCGTTTGGAACATAATAAATGAGAATACCAGTTTATAGATCAAAAGCTACATTAAGTGATCGAGCACCAGGCGCACGTATTACGGCACGTATGAACCCGACACCATTTGTAAATGCAGAGCTACAAAAAGGAGCTGTGCTTACAGCGGCATTAGGCGAGGCAGCCAAGTACACAAGCATGCGTTACAAGATGTTAGTTGAAACGCAAAAAAACGAAGCGATATTCGCAGCAAAAGAACAGCTAATGGAATTGTCAAACACGCTAAGTAACAGTCGTGACATTGGTAATATTTTTGATGGCGAGCTTAAATATCAAAAAGGTGTAGACCAAATAAAAAAAACACTAAGACAATCAGTCGGGCAAAACAAATATGCCCTGGCTGATTTCGATAACAGTTTTGCACAAGCAGAAATACCAATAAGATTTAGATTAAAAGAAGTTGTTGATTTAAAAATAGATAAGCGCAGACAAGCAGCACTGAAAGCGCGAGAAGAACAAGTAATACAAACTTTAGGCGTACCAGATCTAGACTACACAGCTGATGATCTAGCAATGGAATTAGCGCAATTAGAAACTGCTTACGATCAAGCCGAATTAAACGGTGGTGCTAGTCGCACATCTATAGAACTAAACGGTATGCCAGTTAATCAACGTGTCCTAATAGAAGCTGCTAAACTTGCATTGCCAGCATATGGCGGCACAAGCCTTGATGACGCACAACAACTGTATGAGGCTTTTCTAGAAGTCGAGCGAGTACGCAACGGTGAAAAAGATGCAAAAAAAATTGCTGTCAGTGGTGAAATACCACAACATATTTTAAACTTAATGCAAGCGATACCAGCTGATGTAGCTAACGGCATTTTGCTAGAAACAATGAAACAAGCAGATACTTTTTATGATCTTAGTCAAAAGCTTGATGAAGAAAATTTAAAAGCGCAAAATGATTTAAATACAAAAGCATATAACTTTGCTCTGTCTGTTGAGCTAGGTGAAGATGTTTCGCTCGATACAATGCAACAAATTTTGAATGCTAAAGATTACGAAGAGTTTGCAGCAAAGTATCCTAATGGCGCAATAGGCGCAGCTGTAAAATACGAACTACAAAATTTGTTAGAGAACAAATATTTTTGGATGAATGGCTCGCAACAAACAGCGTTACAAAAAGAAGTTGAACAGAGAATAGGAACGCGAAAGTTTGCTGAAGTTGGTGATGAAGCGGTTTTTAGTAGGCTTTATGGAACTGGTATGCAAGGTCAGCTTACAGTTGAAGAGCTCAACAGAAATAGCTCAAGTGTAACGTTGGCACAACATACAACATTGCGTCAATTAATAGAGTCAAAAAGTGATGAAGCATTAAACGAAGGGTTAGCAATTCTTAGCAAAAGATTTTTCTATAATGAAAAACAAGCTGCTGATGGTGATGATAATTTAGCAATAGCGTCTAAAAACGCCTATATGCAAACAAGCGGAGCGTTACTTGAAGAACATAATCTGCGAGTGTCAACAGGTGATCCAATGACGCGATCACAAATACGCCAATTTGCAATAGCACAACATGAGCTTTTTAAAGACATTTACTTAGAAGAATTACAAGAAGAGTACGAAGAATTTATTGAAGATTGGGAAGCAACAAACATACAAACAAATTTTACAATCGACAGAGCGGATCCGCTTGGCAGTATTGAACGCTGGTACGGAAACTTAAGCGACACAGAGCAACAACAAAAAGCAACTGTATACGGTGTATTTAGAGCGCAAGTAAAAGCTCGTTTTGGTAAGCGTGGATTGTTCTAATGAAAGATGCACTTAATACAAATACTGACTACGAAGACGAAAACTACATGGAAGCAGAAACGCTTATAAGTGCTGGTTTTAATCCTGATATTTTAAAAACAAAAAAAAGCGTCTTTAATGTAGAAACTCAAACGCATGACATTCTAATGCCTATGTCTAATGGCGGTTTTGTAAAAATAGCAGAAGCTGGATTAGATCTAGAAGCTACAAGACCTGGTGCTATTTTGCTTGACGGCAAAGAGTATGGCAGAGAAACGCCAGAGTATCAGCGGTATTATCCAGATCCAGAGCCACAGCCAGAGGTAATGACTACCAGCCCCTCGATGGGCGAGATGGGGCAGACTGAAGAAGCACCGTTTGTTTCAAAGCAAACACGTATTGAGGGCGCTCAAGAGTACGCTGATTTTTTAAACACAAGAGGTATGGCAACACCGCAAGAGTTGTTGGCAGCTGGATATTCTCCAGAAGTTACAGCAGCAGTATTTGGCAATGAAGCACAAGATAACATGCCTAACCAAG